ATATATATTAATGTGAATTTTAGTTCTACAGCTTTCACAACTGGTTGTATTTATGATGTTTTACTTCAAACAAATAACGCTGTTTTAACGCATAACAGTAACGTGCTACGTATCACAACAAATGTTGTGTCATGGTAACAAACACGATATAACAACATCAGGTCAATTTCCAAACTATATGTAAATGCCAAAGAAGGATAGGTGTTCAAAGGCATCTGAACACCCCCACATTGTTTATACTCGCGTGAGCACGAGTAAAAAGGCTTAAAAGCCATTTACACAATGGATCCAATTAGGTCTTCCTGAAGAGGGTCACACATAAGTTTAGCTATGACAGGGTGTGTAAAATCTAATTGATGCATACTACCTAAACTACACTCACTCTGCAATTTATCAAGTTGTTGTTCAAAATCAATAATTTCAGCGAGTGATATATCATAAACAAGCTCAAGCCATTTAACACAAGCATCATAATCAGTAATATGTCCAGTTACTGCCCTCTGTGAAATGGAGTACATATAATTTTTATCAAGCAAAGACAGATATTCGATCTTATTGGAACTTCGCAACTTCTCCTGCTCCTCCAAACATTGAATATATAATGCAACCTCCATATCGGGTATTAAACTAACTTTGTTCAAACTCACTGGTATAAAGGATGATCCAAAGGATTTCTTAAACTGTACCAACTTATCAAAAATTGGCAATCCATGAGCCCATGATTCCTCACAAACAGCACTTGCATATAACCATTGAGCATCAGTAAGTGTATTTTTTGCATCACGAAAAGAAAATGTGCTTAAAAACTTACTAGGCTTCCTCAAAATACGCATAGTTCCTAATTCTTCATTAATAAAAGTGTTTGTTGAACAAAAATCGGCATATTGAAGTGTACCAATTTTAAGGAACTTAATAGTTTGTCCCAATCCCTTAACTGCAGAAAACGTTTTTGATGTAAAAACAACATTATAGCCGGCAATAACATCACTTCGGTATAATCGATCGATATACTTTGGCATCATAAGGTCATTATCATCACCAGCAGCCCTAATAACGTAGTTTCGTTCTTTAAGACCTGCATTAAAAGCAACAAAGTCCAAATAACAGATCATACGGAGCGTATTGGAAAATGACGTGTCCATATCACCAGAGTGTGTTGTTCCCTCTTGTATCATTGTTGCAACTTTTTCAAACTTGCCACTCTCTTTCGAATAAACACCAGTTTGTATTTTAGCTCTATGATTAACAAGAGATTCGTAAATATCTTTAATTTTAAAAGGCAAACACTGACGTGTGAGCAATGAACATGCAAACTCATAAACAGGGTCATCAACAATACGTTTAAGCTCAACGTGTTGTGTACTATCAAAATTCTTTCCATCAGATGAATATTTGACTAAATCCTCACCAAATAAGTTGCTAATCAACTTATAATCAACTGCAATATTCTCGTAAGATCTACCAGCTGCATATTCTTTAAAAGTGGTTTTAAACACCTGTTCTAACATCCATACCACAGGTCCAGCCAATATTTTACGTACATCTGATGGCCCGCAAATATTACGCGCCTTATCTTTAGTGGGTCCTTGTGTTTGATTTTCTGACTTAACAAAATTTTTGTACTTCATAATAACTTTTGAAACCCAATTTTTATCTCCACAATTGTCATAATAAGTTTGCATAGCGTCAAGAGCCTTAGACCGTTTAACTTGTGTTAAATGATTAAACCAAGCTTCAAAACTATAAATAAATTTCTCCTGCATAGCTTTTTTGAATCTTGGTAACCATCGTCCTTGCACAAACAATTCAAATTGCTTAGTTGTATTTTTATCCGGCAAAACTACATCAGCTGCTTGTCTTTTAAAAGACACAATATTAGTCAATTTACAAGAATGATAATTAGTTATAACTGGCTTAACATCTGTAAAATAAGGCAGTAATTGCACAGCCGCTAATTTAGGTGTAGGACAATCACACAAACCGTCAATTTGTTTTGCAAATATAATTGCATCATCTGATGTCCCTAAAACACGCCCATAATCCTTAAATTTTGGAGTCACAAGTACTTGGTTGCGTGCTGTATTAAGTGGATAATTATTAAGAGCACAATAATCTGCAGTAATACATGACTTATTAATAGTGCGAGGTCGTGATGTCAATACTCGCTGACAATTCATTGGTTGTAAAAGTTTTTGTACTGATAAATATACAAACACTACACAGCATAAATAACTAGAAAATGTCGTATATTCAACCTCATGGTCAATTGCAGCCCTTAAGAAGGGAAATAAAACAAACTGATAATGGTACAACAATGCTGTTATTAGGAGAATAATTTTAAATGTTAAAATCCATGACCAATACCAGCGGTACCAATCAAAGATGCGCCAACCGGTGATATAAAATAAAAAGCGCATATAAAAGTAATTAACCACAATCAACTGGAAATCAATAAGTATTATTAAAACAAAAAACCAGGTAACTGTTTCAAACATATTATGAGGCAGAGAAGCAATTTCATCAAATGCTCGTGGATCAATAACAACAAATTTAAGGGCCATTGCCAATCTTAGAATGTAAATAAACCAATATCGCAACATATGAGAATTCCTAAGCAAGTCTTGGACGTTGCTCCACCAATCACTAATAATACAGTCTTTAGTAAAACATGGTAATTCAAGAGTCTTAGCATTTGCTAAAGGAGCAGAGACGACAAAAATCATAAAACCAACAATATAAGGGTTCAAAAGAAAAGTCTTAATCCTTAGTAGCAACTGGTAATATTTGCTTAAAATTGATATACGGCACAGCATATAAAACACAACATTGACGCGCAACATTGCAAGAATTATTTTGTAACGGCCGGCCCATGTGTTTTGCAAATATAACAGGCCCAAAAAACCAAAATTAATAAATAATACAAGCATAATACCCTGTAAAAAATCCTCACAAATCCACTCAGTTTTAGGGCTAATGTTATTATGAACTTGAATTTTAATGCTATTCTGTGCATGTGCAGCCAAATCGACGGAAATAAGTGCTGCTGTATCCGCTGCAAGCTTAATAAATCCAAGTAAATCTTCAATAGATGTTGTGCCCTGTAATGCATTTTTAAAAGTCATTAACAACAATGAATGATCAATTGTCTTCTTACTAAGACACATAAGTAGTAACTTGTTAAAATCTTCAACTGACATGCTACATTGTATGTTATCACTCGTAAAAACAGGTGGATCAATATTAACCAACTTTGATATACGCCCGGAAAGTAACAAAAACCCGGCATCATGCTGTATATATACATTCTCGCGTGTATACCAATTTTTTGAAAAATCAATGGTTTTAACCTTAATAGCTAACTCAACAGGATTTGCTTGATATCGTGTAGCTCCACGTGTATGATCAACAGCCATTGTGCATGAAACATAGTGTGATGTATTAAATTTCATGCGCTTGGTAACAGTTAAAAGTATGCGGTATTTAATTACCTCAGGATAGTTCAGCGCAACAACTACATTCTGGGGCAAATAACGTAACAATTGTTCTTTGGTAAAAGAAATGTCAATATGCTTGGCATTACTATAATACAAATCTGAGTGTATAAGTTCATGCTCATAAGAAAAACCATTACCAGTGACTGACATAGTGAGCCGATTATTCCTGATGGTATAATAACCTTCTGAATCAGGAAAAACACCATCAGGATATTTAGTATCAAAAACATGAAAAGTGCATTGTGCATAATCCACAGTACGTGAAGCCAACAATAAACATATAAAATCTTGCACACCGGCATAATACAATGAATCAACACATGAAATAATCGTGGGCAAATTTTCAGGGTTAGGTGACAAAAGTCCTGAAAACAAAAGGTTCTTCCATTCATCAAATGTATTACTAGCATTGACCGCACGTACAGAAGTTCTAGCTTCAAGTGTTGGGTCAATCCTAAAAAGTGGTTTATGATTGACTGCCCGAAAAACATCAGCAGGTGATAGTACAGGAATGTAGGAAAAAATATGCCTAAGCCCAGCATAATGTGGCCTACTAATATTACCTCCAATCTCAATAATTCGATAAATAATTTGACCATTAGAATGTATAGTATTAGCATGTATATCCTCATTATAGAGTTTACGAACATAAGCTAGCCCAGGATGCTCACCTCCTTGTGCCCAATCACCCTCCTTATACATTAAAGTTTTCGAAAACCGAGCTAAATTACTTGGCCCAAGATTGCTAGGTAGGGTCTTCTCACGCATCTTCTTCAAAAATTTCAAATTAGCCTGCTGAGGATTAAGCAAATAATCAGGTTGATAAGGAAATTCAATGGGTTGTCCAATTCTATAATTGTTTTGCGGGATTATAGGTCCAATTATATTTGGAAAAGCTAAACGTTGTGCAGGTAAATGAATAACATTAGGCACCACATTGGGTTCAATGGGTTGTTCTTTACCAAGCCTAAAACCTGTGAGGGTTTCGCTATCAAGAGCAATTTTAGCATTGATGTCATACATATCTTTCAAACTTGTATTAACCTGAAGTTTATTATCCATATTGAGAGGTAACAGTTGCCCAAGGTTATTATTTTTCCGGTAAGTAACCGGAGCATAGGTATTTTCTATAACTTTCTTATCAAAGTTAACACCAAAACGTCGGTTTTGTTGGAGAAAATCATTAATTCCA